AGTAAATGCATTTGTGTCTACAAAATCTTGGGGTTCATTATTAAATACCCATGTGCCTGTAGCAGCATCATAGTTTAATCCAATGTTATTTCCTTTATAGTACATATATTATTTTATTTTAAGTTGTTCTCTAAGTTTCAGAAGAGTTTGCAGAGAAGCCACTTTCCCCTGCTTGCGGAACATTTCCTGTTCCGATGTTTCCACCACCAGTGCCTGTAGGGTCGTTTGGATTTGCTCCCGCAGGAGCTCCTCCATCAGAGGCCATTGGGGACTGTTGATTATTGTCTTGAGTTTGTTGATTTCCATTTGCCATTCCCATTATTTTTGCAAAGATTGCCGCTTTCTCTGGGTCGTTTATTAATTTTTCTGGTTCTATATCTAATGATTTTGCAATTTCAGATAATATAGTATGCCATCTAACAAACGGAGCCAAATTTTGATTTGATGCTACTTGTAAGAAAGTCATTAATCGTTGTGACCTTACTTCTTTTTGCATCAATGATGTTGTACCTCTTGCTTTAACATGTAAGTCACCTTTTATCTCTGGTGCGTCTTCATTAAATTGCATATTCCATGCAAACAAAGTTTCACCTAAAGGTCGTAAAAGCATATCATCAATATTTTTAATAACTGTTTTAATACTAAGAGCTGCTGCTCCCATTAACATAGACATACCCGCTGCAGTTCTTGTTGTAGACTGAACACCAGTTGTTCCATGTGAATAAGATGGTATTCCTGTAGACTCATCAGCTAGTTGTCTGAATTTATCAAACATCATTAAATTTTCTTGTGAAGTATTTGGAAATTTAACACCATGAATAGCTTGTCCCGGCATACCACTTTGTCTTCTAAATATTTTACCCGGAAATACTTTCATATCTTGACCCGGTACTAACATTGTTTCATCAATGTCAAATACTAAATTACCTGCTAGTGCTAAATTATCAATAGCCATTCTTGCATGACCATTCATAATTGTTTGTGCATCGTCCATATTTTCTGGAATACCTACGCCAAAGAATTGATAAGGATTAATTTCATATGGACAAACTAAATAAGGTAATCTTGTTGGTGTAAATGGATTTAATACTAATCTAATAATAGTACCATTACATACCCAACAATTGATTTGGACTTCATCCATATCATCCATATTATCTTCTAATTCTAAACCTGCTTCCATTGCAAGTCGAGTATCCATTGTACCCCAAAATTCTAAAATTTCATATCTGTTTTTATCAGTGTCATTTATAGATTCTCTATCTTGTAGAGATGACTCATACCCTCTAGCTTCATAGCTAGGCCCCATATCTAAAGAATTACGAATAGCTTCTTTTCGAAAGAATGGTCTATTCATTAAATCTCTAACTTGAGAACGTGTATAAGTATGTCGTTGAATTACATATTCGGCATCTTCTATTGTAATAGCATCTGGGTCTGGATAAAAATCCCAACACGATACTGACTCAATTCTTGGTACTAATTTTGTTTTAGGTTTATATTCATTTCTACCTGTTTCAGAATTTTTAACCCAATTATGACTTGATTGTTCATAAGTAAATGGGCCTTTAATAATTCCTGTACCAAGCAAAGATGCCTCAAATAGAGCATGTCTTAATACATTTACAGCACTTGATTCTTCTAGTTGGTCATGAATCATTTTTTCCATACGACCAGAAGCTTCTTCTGCAGGACTAATTTGTGGTTCTTTAGCACTATTATTTGCAGGGCCTTCTACAAAATCCGCACCATCATATTTATCTTTTAAACCATTTAAAATACTATTAACTGTAGCACCTTTTTCTAAATCTTTTCCATCACCCGGAAATCCATAAGGACTTTCTTGTTCTGGTTGTTCTTTAGGTTTTTCAGAAATATGTGCATACTCTGCTATATTTTCTGGAACAGGTGTTGGCTCTACTCCTACTGGAAATTTTCCACTAGAAAATAAAACTTCAATTAATTGCCCATAAGCAGCAAGTACTTTAGTTTTAGTTATCTTAACAAATACTTTTGATTTTTCGCTTTCGGTAAAAGCCATATCGTTACCATAGACTCCTCTATAGTTTCTATACGCTCTTAACCAACGTTGCTCATCAAACTGACGAGCATTTTCTGCATCAATAAATTTGCTTTTAACTAAACCTGCAAGACCAGAAATGTCATATTCCTGTTTCTTGTTTTTATCAGTATCACCTAAAGCTAAAATATCAGCTGTATCTTTTTTAGCCATTAATTATTTTCCGTCTGCTACTTTTGATAAATCACCTTGTTTGTACATTACTTTTGCAAATCCTTCTAAAGAAGAAGATGTTTTACCTACATCAGCAGATAATTCTCCTTGAGAATACATTTTTAACATATCTGATTGTGGTTTTTCTTTTGACATAAGTGTATCAGAAACTGATGACATTTCGCCACTTTTATATTTTTTCATTATATCCATATTGCTACCTCCTAGTAGTCTCTATCGTTTGCCATCTTCATAAAAGATGCTTCAACTTTGTTTTCTTTTTTCTTAGGAAATTCATTTGGTCTAGTTTCGTAGTTAGCATGAATTTTTAAATCTAACTCTTTACCTACTGGTTTATCTTTTGGATATTCAGCACCAAGGTCACCCTGTTTATATTTTGTTAATACTGGTTGTGGCATTAGCCCTCCTTAATTTTAGTTTTTAAATAACCAAGTAATTCTGGGTTATCTACAAATACTGTTGTTAAACCATTAGCTAAACCACTAACTACTGTTTCTTCAACTTTATCATCTAATTCCATATTCCATTGATATATTATGCCATGCATAATTTCATGTAATATTGTATTAGCATGAGAAACTCCTTTTTCTTCTTGGTTATATCCAAGAACACCTGCTGTAATAAAAAATTGTCCGCTTGCTTCATTAGCCGTAGCAACAGTTTGTTTCCATGCTTCTAATTTATAATTTCTATAGCCAATTTTAATTGACTCTGGTAATTCTGAGCCGCACTCACAAAGTATTTCTTTTTTATCTATGTTTTTCATTTAATATCCAAATATTGTATCCGCAGGTTTAAAAGTTTTTCCTTTTGTTTGAAAAAGCTCTTTTGTCATACTAGGGTGCATAGGCCTGCTCATAACTCCGTATCTAAGGGCATCATAAGCATGGTCTTCTGCGTTAGTATCAACATCTTCTGGATTGTTTTTATCCAGTGGTAGCAGGGGCAATGTTCTAATTAAATTTACGCAATTACTAAGAATTTTTAATGTTGGTTGTTTATTTTCTTCATGTACTTTTAATCGTTTATGAATTTCTAATTTTCCATTAACACGACTTTTTGGTGACCTATCTGCAGGTCTCCATCGACATCCTTCTTGTATCATGGTCTCTGCAATACTTGGCCCAACATCACCTCGTCTTGCCCATGTAGATGAATCAAGTATGCCATAACGCATTGTCTCACCTATTTCAGCTTCTAAAACTTTTTTTGCAAACTCGTCTGCTGTTATCTTTTTTGTATATAGTTCTCTATAGACCCAAAGATTATTATCCCAGTCAATAGCAATCCATAAGCAACAAGCAGGAGAAGAATACCCCCAGTCACAAGTCCTAAACCTAGACCAACCTTTAGGTATTTCAAAAGGTTGTACAACATGTGTTGTAGTATTAAATTCTGGAAATGATGAATTTTCAAATGCACTCCAGTCACCTTCTAAAAATTGTTTTCGTTGTACTTCTGGTAAAGAAGCCAACATAATATAATAATCATCTGTTTGCATCAAGTAGGGATTATCCTGTAATTTAGCAGGAATAAATCTTCTTGATATTTTTTTTATACCATTTGGAGTTTCAACAGAAATATCAAATGATTTACCGGGTTCTGCAGGGTCAACAAAAGTTTCTTTAACCCATTGTGAGCCTATATTTCCCGGATTACCTGTAGCTCGCATATACACAGGTATTGCCGGGTCTACACTTCTAAGCGATGAACGCAAAAAGTTATATACATCGGCATTTGGATATTGTGGTAATTCATCCACGCCTATCCAAGTGTATGACTGTCCTTGATAACGCAACACATCTGTCAT